CCGCAGGGGGCCGCCTGTTAACCAAGGTGTGCGAAGATGCCTACGAAAGTCAAGTGTGATTCAGCCCCTATTGGGGATCTCCGGATCAGCGTTTTACATGACATTCGTGTTGTGAAACGTTGGCACGAAGATTGCGACCGTGATGTTAAAGACACCACGATCCACTATGAGCCGCCCGCTTTTGAGCGGTACGACTCTACAGTTATCCCAACGGCTTCTCACTACATTGCCTATGGCAATAGTGGTAAGAGACGTATGAATAACTGTACACACTTTGACAAAACTCTAGGTTCTTCTGACTCCAGTTGGGTTCTGTCGAATCGTTGGACTAGTCATGATGACTACCCATACGAAGGTTGCGGTCCTTATGATTTTATTCATGAGGATACGTACCATTCGGCGTATATCCGGCTGGCGGGGAAGTACTTCGAGACCCAAGCTGGTGGTGGTCTGGGCGATATTGCCTCGGATCACTACCTTAGTGGAGTTATAGGGGAATCTATCTGGAAACAGAAGATGACTCAGCTTAACTCCATGGCTCGGGAAAAGTTCCTGCAGAGCGACCTGGATGACGGGTTCTCAATGCCCGTATTTCTCATCGAGCTTATTGAGTTAAAGTCCCTTTGGGATACTTTTCTCAAGAACGGTTCGCGGATATTCTCCGTTACCGTCTCAGCTCTGATAGATCTCCTCAAGAGTCTCTTTGACTCAAGAGGCCTTAGGAAAGCTCTTAAGGACATTTCGTCGGATTATCTCGCGACGATCTTCGGATTGTTGCCGCTAATTGGTGATATCAAAAAGATAGCAGAAAAGTTCTTAAGCGTAGCTGGCAAAGTTGACAGCTTGCTCGAGAACGAAAATACTATCCTTTTTGCTCATTACCAGAAGGCGCTCGCACCTACCACTTTTCGAGATGACACTTGGTTTTCCTCTCCTGGTTACCTAGAATTAGGTGATCAGTGGAAAAAGAACACGCTTATTAGCGCGCTCACCCTCAAAGGGACCTACCAAAGGTCCGTCAAGGGTCTAGTGTTCCATGCAACCGCGAAGTACAAGTACACACTACCAGATTACTCTGCTGGTGTGAAAAGCCTATTGGCTGAACTTGATCACTGGGGTCTTAACTTATCCCCGAGTGATTTGTGGGAATTAATCCCATTTAGCTTCGTGATTGACTGGGTCATCAATATTGGTGGCTGGTTAAAGCAGTTTGACGCTGTCAACCTGCCCGTCCAGGTCGAGATTCTCGACTACTGTTATAGCCTTGGCTATGAGTATACCCAAGAACTCAATGATTGCACGGTCTACACATTAAATTCTGTAGTCGGCAATACAGGTGAACTTGGGGAATGGACCATCACCCCTGCTAGCGGCTTCGACGCTGTTCGCTCGAAGTCTTATTATAGGTGGGCCGGATTGCCCGAGCCTGCCGCAACGGGTTGGGTACCAACACTTCGCACGCCTAAAGGCAAGCATGTGTTGATCTCAGCCGCGCTAATTTTACAGAGGCTCTAATTGAGCACAACCATGGGAGGCCACTCTATGTTGCCAGACCCTTTCACGTCGCTCAACGATGGCGCCGCAGCAATACCGGCAAGGAACTTTTCCTTAATTTCCTTGTCGCCTACCAGCTCTGTGCGTAAATGCACAACTGGTGCTGCAGGCGAAATCAACACCCTTAAGATTGCCCACTCTGTAGTGGGCAAGGGTGCGTTCGCACGTGACCGACGACTCCTTCGCTTTGAAGCTACAGGAGTTGTCGACGGCGCAGAGGACCCCAATTATGTGGGGGCGATCTACGTCGTCACCGACTTCCCCCAATCCACGATTTTTAATGCGTGGCAGAGGGAAGCGATCTTTCGCCAATTGATTGGCACGTTGCGGGGCAACACCACCTTTGCTGCCGGTTCGATACCGGTGCTGAGTGCGTGTTGGACCCGCTTCCAAGCCGGCGAAGTCTAGAAATGGACCCGTCGGTTGCCGTCGTCTTGAAAGAGGCGGCCCTAAAGGTCGCCTCTATTCTTTTCGACTTTTGGCTAAGAAAGCACGTCATCAAAGATGACGTGTCGGAAACTGTTGTTGATTAAAGGGCTTGCAATGTATTGTGGCCTGGAGGGGAACCCTTATGGGAGACCTGAAAAGCCAAGCTTTAGAAATGTATATTTCTTTAGCCGCCCACTTGATCAAAGACAGCGCTGCAAAATGCAGCCCCTACGGAACCTCCAGTGCCGAACGAGATATTCAATCTCTTCGTGCACGGACACAAAAAGAAGGTGTGAGCTTCCTAACAAAGAAGCTCCCATTACTCGGTAAGAGCCTTGATAAAGCTCTTAGCAGTGATGTACCTCCTGTGTGGCCATCGGACTTCAAAGTCTCGAGTAAGCCTCCTTTCTGCCCTGTTTTTCTGGGCGGTTTGTGGAAGTGCATTTTCTCCGACAGTGGGGCGCTGCGTCCGCTGACAAATCATTCAGTGGCAGCAGTACGAGCCGTACGACAGATTTGCTATCTGTTGTATAAGCTGCGTGGTTCACACTCGAAGGAGAGTGAAGTTGCAACATTGCAGGAATTCATTTCTTGTGATGCCGCTCTTCCTCTTGCAGAAGCAGAGGTTTCGCTATCTGCAGCGACGAAACGTGCGTTGGAGAACGCACGTCAAGTCATCTGGAGAGTAGTTGCTGGGTTAGATCTCAGCGACATCACGCCAGGACATGGTCCCGGCGCAGTTGCGACCGGAGAGCATCCGCACGAAAAAATGAACTTTCGGCGGATTTATGAGTCGTTAGAGTCGGAGTATCCCTTTGTGGATTACTTCTTCTTTAACTATACTCATCTCTGCGACAACTTAGAGTCTCTTGAGGACATGGAAACGTGTCCGAAGAGCGTAGCGAAAGTTACGCTAGTTCCAAAGGACTCTCGAGGCCCACGTATCATATCGATGGAGCCACTTGAAATACAGTGGATACAACAAGGTATACTCCGTGCCTTAGTTCAAGAGATTGAACGGGACGGTAGCATATCTTCTGGCTATGTAAATTTTACTAACCAGGATGTGAATCGTGACCTTGCGCTGAGGCATTCTTTAAGCGGGGAGTTTGTAACCCTCGACATGAAGGAGGCCTCGGACCGCGTCTCCGTTTGGCTGGTAAGGAAGCTGTTTCCTAGTCATCTTTTTACAAAACTGATGGCTTGTAGAAGCAGTCATACTTGCCTGCCTGATGGACTTGAGATAGAGCTTAAGAAATTTGCTCCTATGGGTAGCAGTGTTTGCTTTCCTGTAGAAGCACTTGTATTCTGGGCTCTAGCAGTTGGCTCACTTGGATACGTAGGCAAAGGTAATGCACCTAACGTCTACGTGTTCGGGGACGACATAATCGCCTCTCGAGGTGGTTATGACAGCTTTAAGCATGTCTTCGAAGAACTATTTCTCAAGTTCAACGAAGACAAGTGCTGTACGGGACGATTCTTTAGAGAGTCGTGTGGTGTCGATGCTTTCTGTGGAGAGCTGGTTACGCCCATCCGTATTAAAGCACCTTTTACTGAGCTTTCGTCTCCACTGGTAGCCCTCTCTTATCTTGCCTACTTACGTGGCTTGAAGGAGAGGAGGTTATGGCGTACTGCTGATATTCTGCAGGAAGCCTTAACCATGAACCTTGCTTGTATTCCTGTGACTAATAGACACGCACCAAGGTACGAACCTTGGGCTATCTACGAGCCACACTGGAGTAACAGTGAGGTCTTAGCCTACCTTCGTAGAAACTTTAAGGTTCGGTACAACCGCGCCTTAATGAAACTCGAAGTACGGGTGAAAGTCCCTCACTTCCCCACTATGAAGTGGGGGGAGCCGGGTTGGCACGAGATGCTGCGGCTGCATCGCTTTTGGGGTCACCAATCCCCTAGCGATGCTGTTGTGTCATTGCGTGCATGCCAGTATCCTGTTCCGCATACAGTAAAAATGCGGTGGACGTGGAAAGACGTTTCGACGTTTACCTCGTAGCCTAACGGCGTTCGCAGAACAATCGCGGC